TCCGAAATCAGCCCGATCAGGGCGCTGATCATTGCTTGTGCCGCGTTAGTGCTGATCCGCGCGGTCAGCTCGAGGCGGACCTGCTCCCAGGTAGCGAGAAAGAGCGGCACGAGGGCGACTGAAAAGGCGTAATTGGCGTTCCAGTCGAAGAGCCCTTTGGCAAAGAACTGCGCGCCGCGATCCTGACCTGAACGCAGATCATTGGTCAGACTGCGCAGAAGCGTGCGGGTGTCGCGCTCGGCGAAGGCCTTGTCGCGCGCCGACAGGCCGTTGAAGCCTGCAAGCGTTGGATAGCGCGTGCCCATCAGGGCTGTGATGATAGCCTCGGTCTGGGCGGTGATCGTGTTGGCGGCAGCAGTGTGCGTGGCCAGCACGCCAGTTCCGGCCAGCCCCTCGATCTGGACCGTGTTGCGAAACCCGGTTGAGGCAAGAGCATAGTCCCCAAAGGTGTTGTTGGAGTTGGCGACCGTGATTTGCCCGCCGTCATGGGCCCAGAGGCCAACGCGAGCCCAGTTGGTGAAGACCGAGACCAGCTGGACAAAGGCGTTGCGGGTGACGGCATAGCCGACGCCATTGGGGTTGATCGCGGTAAAGCTGTCGACCACGACCGAGCGCAGCGGTGAGGACGGGGCGAGGACCGAGCCGTCGGCCAGCAGGTTACCACCGCCGCGCGGCATCAGCGGATTGCCCGCGGCCTTATCCACCGGCAGGGCCATCTGGTCCTGGCTGAAGCTATGAAGCTGCGAGCAATCGGCGATATACGGCGATCGGGTGAGGACTTCGCCGGGCTTAAACACGAAAGACCAGCCTTTTTGCGGCGGGCCACCGGCCAACGTATAGGGCTCATGGCGCAGATTTGAGAAGGTAAAGCCCCGGGCTTTGATGCCGTTGGCCATCTGGAACATGTTGTTCACCTCCTGGCCCGGCGGCAGGCTCAGCTTGGTGACGCGCAGATCATAGCCGTAAAGAGCGCAATTGGCGGGGATCACTGTATCAGGGGGCACGAGGTATTCGCCGGGTTGCACGATCACCACGCAGGGCTGGCCAACTGCTGCGGCGCGCGCGAGGCCCTCAGTGATGCTGGCAAGGGGCGAGGTCAGCGAGTTGCCCTCATTGAGGTCCTTGCCATCCATGGTGACATAGAAGGTGCGCGCCACAGGCACCGAGACGAAGGGCAGCCGCTCGAGGCTGCACACCTCGACGTCTGTTGCGTGTCCAAGCCCGAAAGTGCGCACCCACGGGACGCCGTAGCGCGCGCCAATCGGGGCTATTACGCTGGAGGGACCCTCGACTTCGGCCACGACCGAGGTGCGGACCTCGCGCCGCCCATCCGCGACGCTGAAGTTGAGGATCGTCTCGACTGTGGTCGTGGAGAGTGCAGTCTTATCCGCAGCCAGCCAATCGATGCCGCAGGCAATTGCGTCGTCGGAGGGATCGGGGCTGTTTGTGGCCCGCCGAAACACAGCACGAAACGCATAGCGCTCCTCGGCCTCGATCGGCACCGGGGTCAGTGCTGTCACCTGCTGGCTGGCATCGAGCCGGATCACCTTGCCAAAGGTGTTCTGGGTGACAAGCCCGCCGCCGAGATCATAAAGCTGGGGCGTATCGCCGGGGCGATGTTCAAGGGCGGTATAGGTCTGCATGGGTTGTGGTTCCGTGAACAGGGGATGTGGGTCGGGATAGGCCTGCGAGGCCCGCTAGATCGGGTCCAGCGCCTCAGGCAGGATAAATTACAGCAGTCGGATCTCGATCAGCGGGATTGAGGTGATCGAGCCGAGGCGTTCAATATCGAGGGTGACGTCCATCAGATCGCTGTCGAAGCGCACGGGCACGTCGAACTGGTAGCCTGCAGTGATGGTCACGCCGGGATCCGGGGCGACCTCAAAGGTGACGATCCCGTTGACGGGGTCGCTTGACCAGCCGTTGAACTGCTCGGCACCGCTCAGCGCGACGCGGATTGTTCCGGCGACAGGCTTCTCGATGCGGCGCTGATAGACATGTGGCAGGGTGCCGTAAGCTTTGGTCAGCGCGAAGGATGTGGTGGTCCCGTCGCCGATGCCGAGAGGCTGGTCCATTTCGGACACTCCCTTTGAGGGGGCGCAGGATTTGTAATCAGCCCAGTCCTTGAACCGGAAGCCATAAAGGCGACCAAGACGCGCTTCAAAAAACCCAACCACCGCGTGCAGATCGTCCGCGCGCCGAACGCCGTAGGACACGTCATAACGACGCCGCGACGCGGACCAAGAGGCGTTGCGCTCCTCGCGGCCAGAGGCCAGCTCGACGATCTGCGTGCGCCGCTGCGGCCCGCCGCGCGCCCCGCGGCTGATGTTGTCGGGAAATTGCACTTCGTGAAACGCCATTACATGCCCCTCCGGCCCATGGAGACCGCGCGCGCCATATCTGCGGCAACTTGCGTGCGCGATTGGCGGAAGCTCTCCGCGTCCCGCGTCATGATGTTGACCGTGACGGCGCCGCCGCCATTGCCACCGCCGTCGCCATAGGAGCGGGACTCTTTGCGTGACAGCACACGCTCGCCGCGCTGCAGGATGGCGGGTACTTCGTCGGATTTGAGGCCAGCCCAGCCGCCGTTGTGTAGGCGCGGTGCGTTGGCAAAGGCCATGGCCGGAACCATCCGCGATGGCGCAGGCCCGCCGACGATACCGCCCTGATGGAATACGCCCGCAAACATCTCACCGAGCCCTCCCAAGGCACCGCCAAGAGCATCAGCGATGGGCCCGAGGATGAATTTGCGCGCGCCGAGCTTGGCAAGGTCCGCGATCATCGATGTGACCAGGCCTTTGAAGTCCAGCTTGCCGGTCTTGACGAAATTGCCGATCGCGTCTTCCGCGCTTTGAAACGCGCTGACCAGCACGCTGCCCACGTCCGCGCCCACATCGCGCGCTTTGTCGGCATATTCGCTGACCGCATTCACCACCGCCTGCCAACCGGTGGCTGCTGCGTCCGCACCCTCGGCTGCGTCTGCGCCTGCCTGCTTTGCCGCCCCGCCTGCGCGCCCGGCCTGCTCTTCGGTGTCCGCGAGTTCGTCATTGAACCGATCCGCCGAGGTTGCAGCGCTTTCGAGTGCCGCCGCACCTTCATCGCCCGCGCCGGAAACCGCATCCTTCAGCGCCTGCCATGCCGTCATGGGCCGCGAGGCAGCATCCGAGAGCATACCCGCCGCCTCGGAATACCCTGACGCCCGGCCGCGCGCATCATCTGCCATGCCCCCGAAGAGATCAGGCGTTTGGAACGGATTGTCGGAGAACGCGCTGTCGTAGGCCGCCCTTGCGCGGTCCCCAAGATTGACGGCTTCGGGAACAACCGATTGCCACGCTGAAAGATCAGGCGCAGTGATGGCCCAATCGGGACGCCGACCGCCAAGGGTCAGCACGGTGTTGATCGCCTCCGTGATGCCCGCGATCCCGGTCTCCATCACCTCGACGAGGCCATTGATCGCAAGCGCGCCAACGCGGTCAAACACATCTGGCAGCGCGCCCCAGATTGCCTGCACCGCAAGGAACGTGCCCTCAAAGGTATTGACGGTGCTGTTTGCCCAGCCCACCACAGCCTCTGTGGCTGCTTGCAGCCCATCGTAAATACCAGCCTGCGCCGTTGCCCAGCCGGATTCCACACGCGCCCAAGCCGCGTCCGCGCTGAGCGACACCCGGTCCCAGACCTCGACTGCCACGTCTTTCAGCAGGTCCATGGCGTTGCCGAAGCCACCCGCACCAGCGACAAGGCGGGTGAACTGATAGACCAGCTCGCCCGCGCCAACGATCAGCGCCCCGATGCCGGTGCGGATCAGGGCCGCCCGCAAGAAAACCAGACCAGTCACCAAGCCACTGACAGAGAACGTCGCAGCCACAAGCCCTGCCACCCACCGGCCTGCCATCACGCCTGCAAAGGTCACAGCGTATGTGGTCAGCCGCCCGATGTTCTCAAACAGGCCCTTGATGGCCGTACCGAGCGGACCGCTGGTGCGCGCCATGGCTGCCAGAGCATCCGCCACTGCCTCAAGCGCAGGGGCGGCTGCAACCGCCAGCTGGTTCGACACACCGCGCCAGATCAGGCCAAGCCGTGAGATTGCATCATTGGTGCGCTCGATCTGGTCGGCGTCCTGCTCGGAGACAACAATGCCGAAATCATTCACATCAGCGGTGGCCTGGCGCAGCGTGGCGGTATCGATGCGCGTAAACACGAGGGCTGCGCGGTCGCCAAAGAGCTGCGAGGCGACAGCGGCACGCTCGGCCTCGGGCACGAATTCTGCCAGCCGGTCCTGGATCGAAGCGATGCGCTGATCGAGCGGCAGGCTTTGCAGCGCGCTGACTGACAGACCAAGGCGGTCAAGCGCTTGGACGGCAGGCCCAGCACCTGCGGCTGCCTGGCTCAGACGCCGTGTCAGCTGCACCGTGGCCTGCTCGACATTGCCCATGGAAACGCCCGAGAGGTCAGCGGCACGCTCAAGCACCTGCAGGCTTTCCACGGTCGTATCCAGCGACTGCGCCAGCTTGGCTGTCTCGTCGATGGTTTGCAGACCCGAGCGGATCATGGCTGCGCCCGCAAGGACCACTGCCGCACCAGCCGCCGCTGCCGCGATCTTGGCCCGGCGGGTGAAGGCCGCGAGGCGTGCATTTGCAATATCGACCTCGCGCGACAGCCGACCGAGGCCTCGGGCACCGGCATCGCCGATACCGTGCAGCTCGGCCTTGACCTGGCGTCCGCCCACGGCTGCGAGACGCACAAAGACGCGCTTATCGGACATCCTGCTCTCCAATCCGTTCGTTTACTTTTTTGACCATCACCGCCTCGATCTCGGGCAGCAGTTCCATCGCCACGAGGCCGTTGATGCCAAGGGCGCGCGCCATGGCGAGGGCCGCACCCATGTCCCAGCCGAGGATGATTTGCTTTGTGGCGCGCAGCTGGCCGCCCAACCGCCCAACCAGGTCCCAGATCTGCACACCCTCGAAAGTCTGGGGGCGGTTCACTTTTGCCGGGCAGTCCGGGCACGGGACTTTGCAGGCCTCGAGGGCTTCGCAAGCCTCGCAGTACCGATCGCCCCCGCTGAAGTGCCAGTCGGTAAGGGCGCGGAGACGTTTTTTTCCTGTTCCAACACCAGTGCCTTGGCGACGTAGCCAGATTGGAAGGCTTCAAAGATCGGATAGACATCGAGCAGAGCGTCAACACCCTCGGGCGTGAGGCCCAGCACCTCGCCGTCTGCATCGCCCACACCCTCCCAGGCAATCACCGCCCGCCGCCCCAGCGCCTTGGCAAAGACCAGCGCGCGGTCCTCGTTGCTGGCATCTTCGGGCAGGGTCTCGACCGTGATATCGCCACGGGTGGACACCATCAGCGCCGTGGTCAGCGGCAGCAGTTGCACCCGGACCCCGGGCGACAGCTCAAGCCAGCGCGGCTTTTTTGACAGATCGAGTTTGAGCATGATCAATACGCCCCCACATCGTTGACCAGCGTGATCGTGCACATCCGGCCCACCACTGCATCTTTGGCCGCTTGCCAATCGAAGGTGGCCTGCACGCCTTGGGGCCCGCCGATCTCGACCCGCGGACGCGGCAGATAGACCGAATGGGCTGTGACCGTGAGGCTCTCGCCTGTGGGCAGCAGGTAAGAGAACGCCAGTTCGCAATCGGCACCGTTGATTGCCTGATCCATCAGCGTGTTATCGGCAAAGCGCACCTCCATGCTGCCCGAAAGGGCGGCCAGCGAAGGATCCGCACCGTCGATCATGCCGTCGGCGCGGATCGTCTCGATGCGGTCGAGGTTGTTGGCGTAGGTGACCTGGGTTGAGACAACATTGCCAAGTGCCACCCCCTCGCGCTTGATGGCTCCGTTGAAATGGCCAAAGCGCTGCAGCGCGATCTCTGCTGGCGTGCCAACACCAGTAGCGGTTCCCAAGGTCTCGCCTTGGGCGACCATGGACACCGAGGCCGTCAGAAGCCCTGAGCGGGTCATCTGCCAGGACAGCTGATCGGCCACACAGCCCGCATAGATCGCAAAGCGCGGGATCTCCGGCATGGCGATCTCGATCGAGAGGCTTGGCAGCGTCCAGTTGCCCGAGCGGAATTCGTGGCTATAGGGGGCCTCAGCGCCTGTGGTGATCGGATCGCCAAAGGTGGCCTTCAGCCAATAGCCGAACGCACGCGCATCGATGGGAACCACCACGTTGCCATCAGCGGTCATTGCATCTTTGATCGGCGCAAGGGGATCGCGCCCGTAGCCCAGAAGTTCCGAGTCGAGCAGCGGTTGCTCGGCGCCAAGCGTCGCGCTGGCGAAGGGTATCTTGACGTAGCCGGTCGCGGGCGATGTGCCGTAGATGGATTCGAACGCAAGCGCCATCTGCGCCCGCGCCCCTTGAGCTCGTGCCATTGTGTTCTCCTCAAACTGTGGGGTGGGTCAGGCTACCGGGTCAGGCCAGTGGGTCTGACGTTGAATAATGCAGGATGATCGGGATGATTGCAGCCTTCAGGCTGGCCGCACCCTCGACAGGTAAATCCACCGGCTGTGGCGCTTCCGCCTCGATCCAGTCGCAAAGACCGCCGAGCGTGCGGTCGGCAGTGATCACCGCGCCAATCTGCCCGCAAAGAGCAGCAAAACCCGTGTCGCGGTCCGCGCCCTGAACGATGACTTCAAGCTCGCTGCGATGCTGATAATGGTAGGTCAGCGGCGACAGCGTCACCGCAGGATCGCCGGGATCGCCATCGCGCAGGATCAGCAGGCCCGCAGGAGGGATGCGCTCTGGCAGGACTTCGCCGCGCAACACCGGCACGTGCGGTACCGTGCGTAACAGGTCCGCTAGGGCGGTGAGGATGGTTTCTCGGGGAGTCATCCGATCTTTCCTTCTACCCAATTCGCCACAATTGCTCCGGGTATCCTCTCTTGCGAAGCCTTCGCATCCCGCGCCAGATCAAGCCGCTTACGCAGTTTTACCTGCCGCACCAACAGGAAGATTGGTACTGTTGCCTTTCCGCGCCCGGTTTTTGATCTTGAGGCGACGCCAAGCCCGCGATTGTTCAGCCGCCCCTCGGCCACGAGCAGGCTCAGTCCGCGCCTGCGATAGACAAACCGGAGCCTGAGCCCGCGGCGTCGTTCCCATTCGCCGGGGGTGATCCGGCCACCGCGCGCGCCCTTGCCTGCCGCTTCTGTCGGGATCGCCAACCAAAAGCCGTTCTTTGAGCGGATCAGGGGCCCGGTGTCATGTGCGCCGATGATCACGGGCGCTTTGGACCACACAAGTGCTGCGGCATCGATGCTCTCACCAACCTTCGGATAGGTTTGGCTGCGGATCGAATTGCTCAGCCGCCGACCCAGCCCCGCTTGCGTAATCTGCCCGCGCCAGTCTGATTTAAGCTGTGCCCCGGCCGCGCGCATCGCCGCTGTGACCGCTTTTTCGCCAGCCTTGATTTCCACTGCCATTATAGCGGCGAGGTTAGGGGAGATGGTAATGTTGAGTTTCATGCAGGTCTCAAATCTACGGTCCAGACAAGCCGTTCGCGGTCGCGCACAGGCTCGCCCTGAATAAGGAATGCCTCCGCGTCAATCTCGATCCGGTCGCCCAGTCGCGGGTTTGGGACTTCGGCGACGCGCAGGTCGATGCGCGTGCTGTCTGACCACAGTCGTGCCGCGCCAAACTCGGTGATCTCATCCGCGCGGCGCGTGACCACACGGATGAGGATCTGAGTGCCGCCTTGGGCGATAAAGACCGCGTCCCGGGCGATGTGCGGATCGCGGAAGATCCCGTCGATTGCGATTATGAAGGCAGAGGTCATGCGGTGCCTCAGTTGCCAGAGTGCAGGCGGATCGCCATGCGGGGCCGCTTGTTGACCGGCAAGATTGAGCTTTCGGTCATCAGATCGATCCAGCGCCCCTTGGCGTCGATCATTTGGCGGGCATAGAGCGGCAGGCCGATGGTATTGGCGGTCTCCAGAAGGTTGGCAGGCCCGCCATAGGTGGTAAAGGTATCAAAGGTGCCCAAAGGAAACGCGATGCCTTCACCTGTGGGGATCAACCGCTCGGAGTTGCCGTTCGAGAGGGTGACGGAACCATTGTATTCCTCGAAGAGAATGCCTGCGAAGGGAAAGGCTCGGCGCATGTCCTCGCGCAGCGGTTGACCGCCGGTGGCCGAGAAGAACTTGTAGGCTTCTTCGGTCTTGGGGTGACTGATCAGCTTGTCGAAGAATTCCGAGCTCACCAGCGCATGCGCGGTGGTCATGGTCTCACCCAGCAGGTTGTCTTCCATCGCGCGCAGCACGTTGCGGACTTTGCCCTGTACGTTTGTGCCAGCAGTGCCAAAAACAAAGTCGATCGAGATCTTCTCGAGGCCAAACTCGGTAAAATAGTCGTAAAGCGTGGTGCCAGCGCCGTCCTTCACGATACCGCGCAGGGCGTTCATCTCCATATATTCGCGGGTCTGGGCATGTTTGCGGCGCATCAGGGTCAGCTTGCGGTTCATCACCTCGACCAGCGGATCGGCTGCGTCCGAGAGGCCCAACGCGGGCATGCCTTGGATATCTGCGGGCAGGATAACGTCATCATGGGGGATCCACGGCAAGGCAAAGGAGCGCATCGAGCGCGCCTCGCGGGTCCCAACCGTGGCAGGCGCGCCCAGCGGGACGGACGGCAAAAGGCTCAACACACCTTCGCGCTGCTCGATGACAATTGAGCGCTGTGTGACGCCTTCAAAGCGGAACAGGCCGATCTGGCCCAAGCGGGTATAGAGGTTGGGCAGGATATTGATTGCCTGCGTCATCTCGGCGAGCGAATAGCCGCCCGTGTCAAACGGGTTACGGGTGATAGTCATGGGAAGCTCCGGGGGAATGAGGGCGAGGAAAGGCGGGCGGGTTGATCAGGCGCTATCGCGCGGAATGATGCCCAGCGCTGCGAGCTGGCCATGCTTGGTGGCGGTTTTGGAGGCATCATCGACGGTGGTGTCAAAGGCGAGGGCGGCTTTGGAGACGATGGCGGGGCCGCGCGCGATAACAATGCCGGTACCATCTGCGCCAGAGGCATCAACTGAGTACAGCAGCATGGCGGCCGCTGTCTGCGCGCCATCTGTGCCGCCCGAGGTCGCCAGCTTGTATTTACCACTCGCGGTGATGCGCCCCAGCACAGCACCCACGGGATAGGCGGTCCCTGCTAGCAGTGTGATGGTCTCGCGGGTAAAGTTTGGATTGAGCTCGTATTTGAGGATATCGCCCAAGCTGGGCGGCTGGGTCAGGACGGTCATGTCGGGGATCCTTGTGATCATGGTGCAAGAAAAAATCCCCCGCTAGGCAGGAGCAGCGGGGGTCTTGAGACGGCGCGTGAGTATGGCGGCTGTGGAGCTGCTCAGCGTTTCGCGCCGGAGGCCGCGGCGCGTTTGGCTGCCGCGACAATGGGGCTTTCGCTGTTTGTAGACGCCGCCGGAGCGGGGGCTGTTGCCACCACATCCCGCGCATCGGCTGTGGCTGCCGCATGCTCCAAGACCGATCGGCGCAGCGCTGCAGGCGTGGTGCCTTCCCTCAGGGCTTTTGCCGCGTCGATGGCAATGCCGAGGCGTCCCGCTTGCGCTGCGATCTCGGTGATCTCTGCCGCTTCATGGCGAAGCTGTGCGGAAAGTTCGGCCCGCAGGGATGTCTGGAGGGCGGAGGCGGGGCCAGCCTTTTGTGATCCCGAGGCTGCGGGAGGTGTGGGGGCAAAAGCAGCAGCGGGTGGCACTTCGGGATCTGTGCCGCTATTTTCGGCAATATCACTCTGCGTTTGGCTGTCTTGAGCTTCATCGGGGGTGGGTTCGGTCTGTGGCAAGGTGTTGTTGCTCATGAGAGGATCCTTTCGGGATTGGGATTGGGATTGGGATTGGGCCTTGGAGGCCACGCGGGATGGGACAGATGCGCGGATTGGGGACAAGCTTTGTCGAAAACTGGCAAACCCACGCGCAAGATCGATGACTTCGTCGGCAAGACCTGATGCCACAGCTTCGGTCCCGCGAAAGCTGGCGGCTTCGGTCGCGAGTGCGGCCTCTTGGCTCAGCCGCACGCCACGTCCCGCTGCCACTGTTTCCGCAAAGAGAAACCGCAGCACATCGATTTCGCGCTGGATGTCGTCGCGGATATCAGCGGGGAGAGGCGTGTAAGGATTAGCATCGACCTTATGGCTTCCTGCGTGGATCAGCGTGACGCGGACCCCGTCTTGATCCAGCTGACCGCTGAGATCGGCGTGCATGACTACGACACCGATGCTGCCGACGGCCCCGGTGCGGGGCAGCAGGATACGGTCGGCCTGGCTCGCCAGCGCATACCCGGCTGAGAAGGCGTGTTCTGCTACAAAAGCCCAGACGGGTTTGCTGGCGCGAATTGCACGAATGCGATCTGCGAGATCAAATACCCCCGCAACTTCACCCCCAAAACTGTCAATTTCCAACGCAAGGCCGCGCACGGAAGGATCAGTGGCCGCCGCCTCGATTTGGGCAGTGATCCCCTCATAGCTGGTCTGGCCCGAGGACTGTCCAATCCAGCCCCCGCGGTGGATCAGCACGCCGGAGATCTCGATCACGGCGATGCCATCAACGACTGGGTACAGGGCGTCACTATGCTGGCCAAAGCCCTCGGCAAGGCCACCCGCCAGAATACTGGCGCGCGCTGTTGGCATGGGGGTGCTTTCCAACGCGAAGCCTTGATCCAGCGTTTCGACTTGGCGCCCAAGGATGCGTGGCCCAAGACCGGACAAAAACGCCATGGCTTTGGAGGGCTCAACCAGCAGCGGCGTATTGAAGGCGCGCGCAGCAATGCGGGCGTGGAACATCAGGTCTGGTCCTCAGGGTTGCGCGGGCGGCCCGCGTCATCGGTTTCATCTGTCTGGTCGGTGTCGTCGTCTTCGTCCCCATCCGGGCCCGTCAAAGCCTGTACACCTTGTGCGGGCGAGCCGGGGCGGCGAAAGTCGAGGCCGAGTAATCGCTCGCGTGCGCGCTCAGCCGCGATTTCGCGGTCGACCTGTTCTGCGTCGTAGCCACGCTCAGCGATGGCTTGGCTACGCGATTTGAGGCCTGCCTCGATCTGAGCAATCTCGGCATTGGCATCCTTCAGAGGATCGACCCAGTCCCACTTGGTGGGTAGCCAGTTGGCCGCCAGCAGGCGTGACCGGTCGGCCTCATAGCCGGGAAGGTCCATTGCGCCGGACATTACGGCGGCATCCATCCAGCGCGCATAAATCGGTCGGCACAGCTGATAGACCATCACCGAGTGCTGCCAGGCCGAGACGCGGCGTCTAAATTCTATCAGCGCCAAGCGCGAGTTCGAGAAGTTCCCCTTCACCATGTCATTGGTCAGATAAGGATAAGGAATGCCCAGCGCTGAGGCGACCTGTAGCAGTGTGCGGTATTGGAACGGCTCATAGGTCGCCCCTGAATCCGCAGGCTGGCCCACGGTCACATCCTCGCCTGGATCCAAACGCACGACCTGGCCGGGGCTGATCTCCAAGCCGCCTAGCATGTCGTCATCCTCGGACGGCAACAGCGGATTTTCTGGAGCGGGCGAGGTCACAAACATCGCATACATCGCGGCGACCTTTTTGCGATCGAGCTCGGCATCGTCGTATTGATCAAGCAAAAACAGCTTCACGATGGCCGGTGCCAGCTTTGAGACCCCGCGCAGTTGACCCGCTTCAACGGGGTCGATCACATGGATCACCTCTGAAGCGGGCACGCGCACAATCTCCCCCGCCAGTCCCGGATCGGTGCTGTCGCCGGGGTGTCGCCGAAGGAAGTGATAGGCCACACGGCGTCCGACCCGATCGAACTCAATCCCCTGACGGATGACATCGCCATTGCCCGCGGGTCCCGTCTGATGCAGTGGCAACATTTCGGCGGGCAACATCTGTAATTGTAGTGGTACGGAAAGCCCATCGTTCATGCGGCGCGGCCTGATCCTGAAGAAAACCTCGCCCGCCAGAAACACTTCACGTGCCGCGCGCCGCTGCAGCCCGTAGAAATCAGTCAGACCTTCACTGTCAGCCTCATCCGTCCAGGCCAACCAAAGGCGCTGCAGCTCTTCCTTGTGCGCTGCGTCCGCAATTTGCGAAATCGGTTTGATCCCATCGCCCACGGTATTTGCAGCCCAGCTTTCAACAGCATTGGCCGCGTAGCCGTTGTTGCGCACCAGCCAGCGGGCGCGCGCGGTAATATCAGGGCCTGAGGCTGCAATCAGCGCATTTACATGCGCGCGCGTCGCCTGGAACCCGCGCAGACGGCGGTGATGCTGGCCTGCATCAAAGCCACCGACAAAGGCCCCGAGACGCTGCCGCCAGTTCATCACAGGTCTTGGATTCAAACATCAAGTGCAACGGTTGATTTGAAGGCCTGGATTTCGTCGGCCATGGCTTCGGCGGGTGTTCTCCATCCGAGTGTTTTTCTCGGACGATTGTTCATCAACGCGGCGACGTCGT